GTAACACTGAATAACATCTGCTGAAAAATCTATGAAATCAATGTCTGAAAGTCCTAGGTCGCTGGGTGTTAATTACTCCCCTCCGGTTGGATATGAAGAGTCCTGAGTTAGACTACCTGTTACCAAGCGTCTGTTACCCACAACTGTTCGTCCTCGGTCTGGAATTGTAATCGTTAGTGCCATGGCTTTCGCCTCCTATCTTATCATATGGTACTGTCAGTAAAATAGCCGATGGGCAGGTTATCCCATACCCACCGGCTTTAATTTCGTACTACTTCCCTAGCTGCGATTAGGCAGAGAGGTCAGTGATCTTAGCTTGGTGGAAGAAGCTGTAGCATCGGAGTTCAGCCATTGTGTAGAATAGCCCTCGTACTGCCAAAGCATCAACTGCGAAGAAGTCACGGTTTTCGATGTACTGCGTTGGCTGAGCCACTGCAAGTTCAAAGTAATCCGTGTCGAGTAGGAATACGTCTGAGCCGATCAAAGCACCAGATGTGTCCTGTCCCTTAGGGGTATCAGCATCAGCGAGAATCGGAATCCCCATGTATGTTGATAGTTCCATACCTGTTCGAGTACCTGCGAAGGTCTTTTCACCACCAACGTTCACCTGATACGTTTCCGTACCCATGAATCGCTGCTGGGTCTGAATCAACTCTTCTAGCTTGAAGTACTGGTCGTGTCCAACCAGAATCAGCTTAGGTTCTCCACCGTTCTCACGTACCTTCTGGATACCATCGTTCAACAGTTCCAAAGATAGTGATCGAGCCACACCAGAAGCATCATTTACAGATGCTGCGGCGTTCCAAGTACCCGCTGTTCGACCAGAAGTGGTTAGGTCGTAGGCTGGAATACTCTGAGTTGTGGAATTCGTAATACCTGCAATGTTTCGTCCGTCTTCTTCAACGATTGACCCAATAGAGGTCAGTCCGTTGTTACCAAGAACAACTAGGAGGTCACCTGAAACTGGGGCTTCACCGAATACCTGACCTGTAAACGTTACGGCAGCACCAGAGATGCTATCGACAGTTAGTGGGTTAGATGTTCCTGTGTCCGTTCCTTCAAAACTATCTGCTGAATCGTCCCAGATTAGGCAAGTGTCACCAATTTGGAATCGTCCTGCCTGTGCTGCGCTTGGCAATGTAACTACTGCACTAGTAGAGTTTGTTGCACTAGTAATGTATGACTGACGTTCTCGAAGAATCTCCTGATGGAGTTCCTTTACGTGGTCACGCTGAGAATGTTCGTTCTCAGTCGCCAAAATATCACCAATACCACCCTCTAACTGGGCAGTGTACATAGCCTTGACTGACGATGCGAATGTCGTTGCAACGATTTTCGGAAGACCGGAAACCAATTGCAGATCACTCACGTCAGGAGTTGGAAGCGTACCCAACTCAGTAACAGGTCGGGATCGGTTTGATCCTCGGTCTGTTCTTACCCTCCAACCAGCGGTATTACCCCAAGATGAATGAGGAACAGCGTTCCAGAATCTTGTTTGGTTGTTAAGTGCTTGCCATACCTTACGTCCATAAGTCGTAGTGAAAATGTTAGTGTTAGTATCTACAGTGTATGCAGAACCAGTGAAAGCCTTCTTCAAGAGAGGGTTTTCACCAATAACACTAGAGTTTGCATTACGATTTACCTGTGCAAGGTACTCGCTCATAGAAATGTTATCCATTTAAAAGTTCCTCCGTGGGATTAAGCTTGTACTCCGAAGGCTTTTAGAATCTCTACAGGTACGCCAGCGTAATCGCCAGAGAATACCTTAGCTTCTAGCCTTCGAACTTCTTTATCGGGCATTTTTACGAGGACATCAAGAAGGTCTTCCGTAGAGTCGATAGTCGCTACCTTTGCAAGGATCGGTTCTTCGGCTCCTAGGTCGATCATTCGAGCAGCCTTTAGGCTGTTGGCTTCTTGGAAGCCTGACTTAGAAAGTCGCTGTGTTACCTGTGCATCCACTGCCTTAGCAATGTCAGCCTTCAGTTCGGTCAGCTCTTTTCGCATTCGTTTCTTCTCGTCCTCTTAGTCTTCGTCGTCGTCTCCGTATATGTTTTCCTTAGACATAGAGGTTGTATTCAATTGTGA